CGCAGATCGCGTCGAACAGCGCCACATTCGGCGCGGTGTTCTCCGTCTGCGAGAGATACGCCTGGAGACTGGCAGCGCTGGCGTAGGGCACTTACTTGTTCTCCGGAGCCGAGCGCACCTTGTTCGATTTTGGTGCTTCGGCCTTCTCGCCGGACTGCTTGCGCGTGTTCGTCAGTCCGTAGCGCGCCGCATCCTCGACGGAAAGCTGTCCGCCCTCGCCAACCAGGAGCGTGGCGGCGCGCGGGTCGCCTTCCTCCACCACGGTTTCGCCATCGGCAGCGAGGTACAACCGGCGGTCGCTGGTATACATCGGGGCATCTCCTTGGGTGATGCTGAGTGCCATCAGGTCTGCGTCCCCACGACCGTCCACGTCGGCGCGATGGCGGTGCCGGTGTTGACATGCACGATGCCCGTATCCGATCGGATCAGGATCGCGCCCTTGCTCGCGCCGCGTCCCGAGGCATCCACGCCCGGCGTGGTTTCGGCAACCGCCACCGTCGGGCTGGTGCCGGTCAGGCTGTTATTCGCCACGCTGATCGTCGGCACCGCTTGCTTGCCACGGTTGCCCGCAAACGTGATTGTCAGTGTGCCGATGCCGTCGGTCATTGTGCCAACAGCAGTCGTCACGCCGCCCGTGCCGATGCTTGGCAGGGCTTCAAGCGCCGCATCAACGTTGTCGCGCAGTGTGTTGTTGGTTGATGACCACGTAATCGCCGCCGTCGTAAACCCCTCGAATGCGAGCTTGAACGTGCCGCCGGTGGGCGTGCCGCCGAACGTGATAGTTTGCACTTCGTCGGTGCCCGCCGACGGCGCGCCACTGGTGACAATCGGCGCCCCGAGCGCGCCGGGGATGGGGTTGTTGAGTTCGATAACAGGCATGAATTACTCCTCGTGTAGCGGGCCGTAGCGGCGGCGGTATTCTGCGAGCTCGGCGCGATCGCGTTCGATTTGTTCCCACACTTCCCGAACTGTGATCTTGGAGTGTTCCGCCGGGCTGAGAACCTCTAAGTTGTCGGGGCGGTTATCGTCTTTGACGCCATTGATGTGATGCACCGCCTCGTCACTGGCGAGATGCCGTCCAAGTACACCTTCGACCACAAGCCGATGCTCGTACTGCCATCCGTGGAAGGACTTGTTCGGGTGCTCTGGCTCGTACACCATCACATAGCCATGTTGGTCCTTGCGTGCTGGCTTGCCGTTGTGCATTCGATCAAGCGGTCGCTTGGTCCGCCCTGTGCCGTCGCATGACTTCGAGCAATATTTGCGCTCCGCCTGGCTTGGCTTCAGATGCATCTCCCTACCGCAGACCTCACACGCCTTGATGACTTGCGGTAATACCTTTGCGACATCAGCGCACGTCTTTGAGCACGTTGTGCGGCGTCGTTGTATCTCTGCGGGCATGCGATAGAACATCGTGCCACAGATAGCGCAGACGGTTTTGTCGCCCTTGCGAGGCTTGACCGGCTGTACGCGCGTGCCCGCAGCAATCCGCTGCGCCATTCGACGTTTTCCGGCACATGTCCGGGAGCAGGTCCACTCTTGATCGCTTGCTGCTTGTGAGAGATACCGTGTTACCGGTTTGCCACAAACAGCGCACGCTCGTGTTTCCTTTTGACCGCGCATCGGATTGACCCGCGCCCCGACGGTGATTGCAGCGGGCTTGTGAGCGGCCTGACACCGGGCATCGCAGTACCAGTGTTCGCCTCTAGCTTGCGAGAGATACCGAGTAAGTGGCCGCCCACAGTTCGCGCACGCCCGTGTTTCCCTTTGACCGCGCATGGTGTATTCCTCCTTCTATTGAAGGTATTATACACCAGTTACGGTACATAAGTCAAATCCCGGTGACGGTCGCGAAAGATGCCGCGCGATAAATTTCAAGCGATAATCTTTCCTCAGCGCGGATAGTCTGGTGGTTGGTGATGAACTGCGCGTTCACCCATCCCACGTCGATGCGAATGCCCATACGCCGCGAGATATGGCTATACATGGCGAAGTCGCCCACCAGCGCCGTGTTTTCGGTCATGGCAGGGGTGACGACCACCGGCAGCCCCCAGATGCGTTCGGGGCCAGCTTCAGCCGGCGAACCCCAAATGTAATTGCCGTTCGCGTCCTGGAGTAGCCGCACGTCCTGCCAGTCGTTCGGGTGGAAGATAATGCCGGTCGGATCGGCAAATCCCGTGTAGCGCACCTTCGTCATGGCCTTGAACACCGCCGACGGCACGGGGTCTGCGCCTTTTGCCTGCGTCTGGATGCCGCTCTTGTTGAGGAAACCCATGAGCTGCGGCGATGTGCCGGTGCCACCGAGCAGTTGCGCCTCTTCGGTCAGGAGCAGCATGAGCGTGAGGCGGTTATCGATGATGGCGCGCACCTGCGGTACGTCATCGAGTTGTTCGTCCGTGACCGGCAGCACGACCGCGATCTTCTCCACCTGCTGCGAGCGCTCGGTGAAGGCCAGTGCCGCTTCGGGCTTCGTGCCGCCTTCTGCGACCGATGCGGCCGCATTGGTGAAGGTGGTCTCTTCCATGTACTTGATGACGCTGGCGGTGGTGCTGTCCTGCGGGATCAGGTCAGCCACGACCGGGCGGCGCTGTGCCGAGAGCACCACGTAGTCACTGCGGTTGTTCGGCGCACTGAAGCCAGCCGCTGTGGTCATGGTCGTTTTCGCCTGGCTCTTGACGAACTGCGCCATGTCGAAGTCGGCGATGTCCATGCCAAACTTGCGGCTTGGCACGCCGCGCAGTGCGCCGGCCTGATCGGATTCGGCAAAGCGCTCGCCGAGCGTCTTCACGCGCTCAGGCGGTGCGGTGCGCCCCGCCGGGCGCTCATCAGCAGCCGGGCGCTCGGTGGCCTTCGCGCGGATGGCCGCGAGTTCGGTCTCTTCCTTGGCAGCGGCTTCAACCGCCTTGCCGAGATCGGTCAGTTCGTCATTCCGGCGACGAATTTCGGCGATCTTCTCTTCGACTGTGCCGGTGATGGTCGTGACCTTGGACAGATCGACATCGTCGCCCGCCTCCTCGAAGATGGTGGCGAGCTGGGAGGCCTTGGCGTCGCGCTCCTGCGCGAGTTCGTATTTCTTCTTCACGAGAGTGCTACTCCATTGAGTGTGGCGCGCACGCGCTGGTATTCGACCAGCAGGCGGCGCACGTCCTGGCGCTGCTTGGGTTCGGATTGCGCGAGCAGGTCGCGCAGTGTCATCGAGAGCCCGTCGAGGTCGTCGGCCAGTTCCTTCAGGGCGGCATAGTTCGCCTGACTGAAGACACGGCCCTCTTTCTCGCGCCGAGCCTTGATGTCCTGCACGCGCTCGATATAGGCGGTAATCGCGGCTTTCACCACGTCGCCATGCGCCACCAGCGGGCGGCCTTTCGTGCCGTCGGCGCTGGTGGCGGGATTCATGCCCCAGACGACATCGCTGCAATCGTAGAGATCGGCAGCATAGATATTGCGCACCGGGAGATCATCCGACCCCTCCGGCAGCTTTTCGTAGTCCCAGCGCGTTACGTCGTAGGCGTAACTCATCTCGCGAATGGCGCTGGCCTTGATCCCTGCCAGTACCTCGTTGCCGCGCGGCGTGTCGAGGTACGTACGCTTGACGGCTACGCCCCCGGTGGCATCGGGCGCGTAGAGCCGCACGGCAGGAGGAAGGTCGGCGGCGCTGACATCGTAAAGATCGTCAATCGTGGCAATCGGCGGATCGTTACTGTTGTGTTGCCAGAGAAACACCGCCCGGTCGCGGTTGCCGGCTTTGAAGTCGCCGAACAAACCGGGATGTGACCGATCGCGGCTTGACCAGCCATCGCCGCTATCCACGTTGCCGTGGACACAGAAAATGCCTGTCACCGTACGATCGTCGATGCCGAGTGTGATCGCCTTCTGGCTGTGTTTGTATTCAATGGGCATGGACTACTCCACGACAGGGAGAATGGTGCATCTGCAATTCGTGTGTGCTGGCGGAAACGGAATGCCACCAGAAAACGGGGTATCGAGCGCGGTGCGCTGTCCATTCAGCGGCGCGCAGATCGGGCATGCGTCTGTTGGGGCCGTCAGCCATTCGATTGCTGACACGACCCCTGACTCCCTGAACGCCGTCACACTGCCGAGCGAGTAGGCCCGTGCCGTCTCAGTGCGCGCGATGGCAGTGGCGCGGGCGGCGCTATGCTCCCCGGCAAGACCGGCGATAGCGTCGGCGAGTTGTTCGACACTCCACCCCTCGGCTGCCTGCCGGCCGACAAGCGCCTGAATATCGGCGCGCGTCGTCTCCGTGATGCTCTGCACTTCGCGCGCAAGCTGGTCGAGTGCGTCCTGAATGGCTGGATTGTCGAGATCGAACGCAACCGGAATGCCCGCGAGCGAGGCGTCGCCGAACGCACGCTCGAGAATGAGCGGGTAGAAGCGGCGCATCAGGGTATCAAGGCGGGTGTCAGTCATTTGGAAAACAAAAAAAGCGGCGCTTCCGATCCCGGAGGATCGGAAGCGCCGCAGGCTGAAACAGCGTAAGGCGCGTTCTTTATTTGTCGGTATCTAGTATAGCACAGTCGGTCAAGACGCTAGGGGTAGGCTTGTTGCGCTCCTCACGAGGCACGATAGGACAGGGGTAGCCGAGTACTGGCGCAAGCGTCCGCACCAAACTAATCGCCTGGCGGTAGGCTTCGTCCAGATGCTTGCGCTGCTCTGGTGTTAATTGCGGTATGGTGTGCGTCATGCCTGTTGCGCCGCCTGTCGGTATTCGTCCTGGAGGTACTGACGAAGCGCCTGTTCCATACGTCGTTCAACCACCTGCATACCAGGATCGTCAAGCGCCTTGCGCGCGCGCGCCTTCGGCGGCGTGACAGGCGCGGTATTTACCGGCACCGCCGTTGCCCCGGCTGGCAGGAGGTAAAAGGCGTCGGTCGGTGCGGGCTCGAAGCCGAGCGCAGCGCGATACTCAGCGCGGGAAATGCCTCCGGCGCGCCATGCCTTTTCGGCGCGCGCCTGTGCAGCGTCCACATCGTCCTGGAGTGCCGCAACCTGGCTCATGTCGTAGTACAGCCGCACGCGCTCCCCGCGAATGGCCTTTTCGTCCTCGAACTCGGTGAGCAGGCTCCACGTCCACCAGTCGCGCCATTCCTTAAAAGCCGGCGACATGGGATTGTCCCAGAACCCTGCCCAGGCTTCTTTTAGGTTGCTGTAGGTCGCCCGGAGCAATCCCACATAGGCGTAGACAATCAAGGGCGGCACGCCGAACACCATGCAGATGCGCGATTCGGCCACGCTGCGAAGCGTTTGCGATTGCAGTTCGTCAAGTTTGGAGCCGGTCTGCTGATACTCCACATTGCTGTCGAGGACTCCAATATCGTGCGACCGCCCGTACCGATTGCCGTAGGTGTTGCGCCATTTCTCGCGAATGACATCGCGCTGCGGGTCGTTCAGCGGCATGTTGTATTTGAGGAGGCCCGGCGGGACACCGCCATTGTCAAAAAACGCGCGCACGTAATCGGTCTGGGCGCTGTCACTTTCGGTGGCTCCAAGCGCCGCCACGAGCGGCGGCGGATCGTACCAGGCCGGCGCCGAGCGCACGAGGAGTTCATCAAGACTGTACTCGCGGCGCTGGCGGCCGTCGCTCCACTCGTAGCCGATCGTGTCCCATGGTGCGCTACGGCGGGGGACCGGGCGCATGAGCGCCGGGTTGAGCGGATGCAAGCCAATGAGCAGTCCGCTAGCGCTGTACTCTTTCTCGAAATACGCGCGGCGCGGGTTGGAAACATCCCACGACACAATCGCGGCGCGCATCAGGTCCGACTCGGTCATCATCTGGCTCGGGCGCACGAACAGCTGCCGAAACGGATGGCCGGGTGCTTCCTCCCACGCGCCCTTGGCGGTTTGCGTTTGCACGACCAGACGCGGATCGCGGGCAGCAGTGGCTTTAACGCCAATACAGGCAAACACCAATTCGTTGCGCACCTGTGTTTCTTGGAGCGTGCTGGTGTCGGCGCGCGGGGCATCGGGGCGGCGATAGTCGCGCACCTCGGTCACGAAGCCGCCGGGGGCCAGATTGACATCAAGACCTTTCGCCTGCGAACGGCGAATGAGAAAGCGATCAAACCATCTCATAGGTTAAATCCCTGGTGTGCCCATTGATTCGAGTGTCGCGGCACCTATCGCCAGCGAGATGACCGTATCCTGCACCAACGCCCGGTCATCCCACAGGTAGCCCGTCAGCTCGCGGCGCTCCTGTGTTGTCCAGCGCGCCTTGAACCTCCCATGCTCCAGGAGGAGCTGCAACGCCTGAATGGCCTGGACTTTGCTCCGCGCCGTGGTCACGAACGGCTGTGCGTACACGGCCAGATTTTCAATGACCGGATCGCCAACGCCGTTGCTCTCAATAACCAGCAGGCCGGGATACGCCCGTGCCCGCGCCTCGATGCGCTGCTGAATGAGCGGGTACGGCGCACGCTCTAGGCGCTCGTGTGCCACGCGCTGGTACGGATCGGCGCTCGTATCAATCGTGTTAATGACCGTTGCGTCCTGCCGGCGTCCAATGTCTACCACGGTGAGATACATGCGCCCGGACTGCGGCACTTGATCGCCCACAGCCCCGTCTTCAGCCCGATCAAGCGTCGCCGGATCGAACACCGTCACGCCCGAGCCGGTAAAATCACACTCGTACTCAGCGGCCCACTGCTGCGCCGTGTAGTGCGGGCGGTGCGCCTGGTACCACGCGCTGTGTTCGGGCGGGATAGCGGCTGCGCGCTCGGCATCCGTGTAATAGGCCGGGCAGTGATGCCACGGTACGCACTGGCGCGCAAAGCCGTCTCCGGCGAGATACAGGCTGTGAAAGAGGTTGCCTGAGCCGTTCGGTGTCGAACCAATCACGAGCGCGCCCCCCTGCGACACGGCCGGGCTTACGCTCTGATAGATGTCCTCGGCGTAGTCCGCATAGGCAAACTCATCAAGGTAGACGCGCGTCGCTGCAAAGCCGCGCCCGGTGCTGCGGTTGGCCGGAATGCTTTTGATGCGCGAGCCATTTGCAAACCCCATCTCACTCTCATTTTGCTTGGATAGTGGCGGTGCGGTCTTCAGGTTGTTGTACGCCTGATAGCAGTAGCGCAATAGGTTCACCGCCAAATCCTGCGAACGCGAGACAAGCAACACGGTGCTTTCTGGTTCGTGGATTGCCGCGTAAAGCGCTTCCAGCGCAAACACCTGGCTAAACCCGATCTGGCGCGCTTTGAGCACAATTCGACGTGGCGCGGCATATCCGTTCAGGAAGTCGGCCTGATACGAGTACGGCACAAAGGACACACGCCCCCGCGCCGGATGCACAATGGTGGCCTGTTCTTCAGCCCACGCCAACGACGGGGCCGGCTGCCCCGCCCCACGCGCGCTCGCACGGCGGCGGTACTCCCAAAGCCGTACCAGATCGTCCGTTGTGACGGTTGCTGCGGTCACAGCAACCCCTTCGCCTTCAGCGCAGCCTCTAACTCTTCGTCACTCATGGCCTTGGCTTGTTCAGGCGTGGTGCTCAATTGCCGCTGTTCGATGCGCTCACGATATTTCTCTGGCCGGCCCGCCTTCAGCAGGAAGATCATCAGCGTGTCACTGATGGTGGACGCCCGTGCTCGGGCCATGTCCTCTAAGCCGTCAAGGCCTAGATCGGCAGCGGCCTGCCATTGCTGCGCGAAATACGGATCGGCGTGGCGGTACTTGTAGGCCGTAAACCGCGAGATACCCGCACCGGCGCACGCCGCAGAGACGTTGCCGAACTCAGAGAGCAGCGCCAAGAAACGCTCCATCCACGGCTCTGGGGTGCGCTCCGCTTTTTCGGGTGTTAGTTGTGTGAGCGAATCATCCATGGGTTAATCCAGCGCTTCCTCGCCATATCCCACAATGCGGGTGCGCCACGGGTCGTGTGGCATCACTGCCCCTGTATCATCACCACGAGCGTCCAATCGAGCTGCCGTCCCGTACTCGTCACAATCCGCCCGCGCGCACTGGCCGGGCTGCCCTCGGTGCCGCCACTGATACGCGCCGTGCCTGTTGTGGCGGTGTTGGACGTGCTCACAACGGTGCAGGAGTTGTTGACGGCGGTGGCGGTAAACGTGCTGATGGTCTCGCCGGTCGTGAGCCGGAGCGACCAATCCCACACCAGATCGTCAATATCGTCTGGATCTTTCGGCTGTGCGAAATTGGTCGGCATCACTCGTCCTCTGGTACGATGGCGGTGCGGTCGGCGGCGATGCGGGCCGTGCGGTCGGCGGTGTCTATCAGGGCGATACGGTTGGCAACGGGAACGATGGCGATGCGGGCGCGAACCAGGATTGGCGGTACACTTCCCGGCTCACGCCATCCCGCTCCAATCCACCACAGCGCCGCACCCGGCACCGGCACGTCCGGCGTCCACACACGCACGGGGCGACGTAGATCGACGTTTGACTCGCGCAGAGGCGACAGGAGCCATGCGCTGCTGTCCGGGGGTGGCTGCGCCCCCACGGCGATTTGCATCGGGCGCAACTGGTCGGTCGGCGCGCTCCATGGCGCTCGTAGCCATATGACCGATGCGTGCGGTGGCGGTGCGGCCGGCGCGAGATGTGGCAGCCACGCCAGAATGCGAGCGGGCGACTGAACTTCCGTTTCGCGGGATGCGCCAGTCCAGAGCACATGTCCGTCCTGACGCGGCGGCTGAACTGCCACCAGCAGGAGCGCGCGGCGCGGGACGGCCGTCGCCGGCTCACGGAGTGCGACTGTCCACACCACGCCGGCACCCGGCAGGGGCGCGCCTGGCCCGGACGGTTGCCATCGGCGGGGGAGCGCGTCGTCCGCAAGTGGACGCGGTGCCCAGACCGCGCCGGCCGGAACGGGCTGCGCGCCAAAGGCGGCTATCAGCGGGCGCAGCGGGTCAGTGTTCGGCCGGCGCGCTGGCTGCGGCAGCCATGCCGCTGCGCCGGGGGTAGGCGGATCGCTTCTGAGCACACGCGGCGCGCGGGGCGTGGCGGCTGCACCATCGGTTGGATCGCCGAGCCACACTGTTTGCGCGACCGGCAGCGGCAGAGGCGGGACACTGACGCGCGGCGGCGCGGGGCGTTCGGGCGCTTCGAGGCGTGGCGCACGCGGCAGGAGCAGCACAGTGCCGGGACCCGGAACTGGCGGTGTCTGAACCCGAATCGCAAGCGGGATGTTCGGCGGGGCGTCAACCGGATCGTTCAGCCAGAGCGTCGAAGCTGACGGAAGCGGCGGCTGATTGACCTGAAGCACGATCGCGCGCGGAATCGCAGTCGGCGGGGGTGTGCCACCATCGAGCGGGCGCGGCATCCAGACAGACGCTGCGGGTTGGAAGACGGCTGCTGCGACCACCATGACCGACGCCGCGCGCATGAGGCTGCTGGACCCGCTTCCAAGCGGGCCAGGGAGCCACGGACGACGAATGCCAGATGAACGCAGCAGCCGCATGGGTTATTCCTCGAACTCGATTTTACAGAGGCAGTTGACCACCGCCGGCGCAGTTACAACCAGCGCCACACGCCCGCCGCCGACAATGATCTTCTCTTGACCGAACGCCAACGTGATGTCGATACCCATCTGCGGATGAATGAGCCACTGATCAATGATGTCAGTGGTGCCGGTGCCCTCAGCCGTGTGGTTCTCGGTGGCGGTGGTTTGGATGGTTTCCGAGTCGGACGACACTTGTTTGGTGAGCGTCAGGGCCGTACCGGTGCCGGCGGTCGTTTTGCGGATAGCTCGCACTAGCACCGGCACCGCAGTGGTGCTCGCACCGTCGAAGAAGATGCCAGCACGCAAGAGCTTGAGGCGTTGATTGGCTGGCGCGTTAAGTTGGAGTGCCGTTTTGGCGGTGGCCGCTGCGAGTGCCACTACCGCCGTGTTTTCTGCTGCAACACGAAGTCCTGCCATGATTACACCTCCATAAAGCTAGGGAATGCCGGCGTCACAGTGAGCGCCGGACGTGTGCGACCTGCCGGCGCGCCGCCGGCCTCCTTCAGCGCGAGCGTCGCGCCGACCGTCTGATCATTTTGGCCCGTCGCAGTCCACTGTTTCGATCCGCTCGATCCGGCACTTGCCTGGATCACATCTGCGAGTCCGAGCGTTTCGCGCTGCGTTCGCTTGGTCATGCCGCTCGGGGCCACAACTCCCGTGTCGAGCGGAAAAAAGCAGGATGCGAACGCAATGACCATCGCGTTCGCGGAGAGCGTCGTGATCGAGGGGCAATCGACAATGTCGTTTTGCACGCCGTTCGCGGCAATCCCTGACGCATCGATCGGACTGCCACTCGTGACACAGCCGCTGTATGCGGCCAGGATACCGTCCGTGTAGGTCGATCCCGTCCAAGACGGGGCGTAGTTGCCGCTTTCGGATGCGGCACGTTTCCAGGCGACGGAGAGTGTCCATGTGCCACTCCCGGATGTCGTGTTCAAAATCTGCGTGAAGCCAGAGGGCCAGGTGATCGCGTTGGTGTTCTCCTTGTAAATCAGATAGACGAGGATATCGTCATTGGCGAGGCCGGACGGCGGCGCAATCGACTGACCGGTGTTCCCGAACGAGTTGTAGGTTGTGCTACTGCGATACGCGACGGCCACGCCACCACCTCACAAGACGACGCCAGAACCGACACAGCGCACCGCAGTCGTCTGCGGGCGGATCCATGTAGGGGTTGTTCACGCGCGCTCCCCAAACAACGCCGAAAACCAACTGGCATAGTGCGCCTGCGCTGCTGTGAAAATCACACCCGCTGCAATCGCCGCGCTGCCCGGCGTCAGTGTGCCCGCCGCCCACTCCGATAGGACAGCGCCGAGAATGGAGACGGCGATGGCGATGGCGACGTTCGCAGCGCGTGAGAACGACTGCCGTTTGAAGAAATTCACTACGAACGGCACGCCGAGGCTTGCCAGCAGGCCGAACAGGACACGGGCATCTTCCGGCGTAAAGCTCCATACGAACATAGCGATACTCCTTATCGAAACCAATAGAGACCAAGGGCGATCACGATCTGAAGGGCAAGCAAACTTGCAATCATCCAATAGATGCGCGTCTGATTATGCCGACGTTCGGCTGAACTCGTTCGCATCAGCGTTCGCATCTCGTCAAGCGCTCCGTCAAGTTGTTCCTGGCGTGCGCGGCGCTCCTCGGCCTCGCTGTCAATCCAGTGTTCGAGACGTTGATCGACCGCCTCTACCGCGCGCTCGACCTTGGCCACGATTTGTTCGAGATTGTGCATGCGCGCCTGTAGGTTGCCCGACCACTGACCAAGTTGATCCACAGCCCGCCGATAGGCGATGGTCTGCGCGTCGCCGACAGGTTGGATACCAAGCTCGGCATCGATGTCACGCAGCCGCGTTTCGAGCCGTGCGAGTTCGTGGCCCCACTCCTCAAGTTCGACCGTGCTGGCGCTGATCATCTTGTTCTCGACAATCGCGCGCTTATTTTCCACTTCAGCACGCTGATTCTCGAGATAGCGCCGTCGCTGTGCGCTCGTCACGGCTCCGGCTCCCGGAGCGCCAGTTGCGCCCGCAACTGCGCGACCTCGCTCCGCAGCCCGGCGACCTCGATCATCAGATGCGCGCGCTGCTCGGTGGCGGCATGCGTGGCCGCCTCGATCTCCCCGAGCCGGCGCACGATGGTCTCGACCAGTTCCTGGAGCTTCAGGCGCTCGATCTGCTCCTGCGTGACAATCGAGGTCACGCGATTGAGCACGGCTTCCACCGCACCGCGCACAGCGACGAATTGCGCGGTGAGGGCGTCGGAAAGCTGTGCGTCGGTGTCAGCCATTGACAAGCTCCAGCGCGCCCATCCAAATCCAGTCGTCCGATGGCGTGCGTGCCCACTGATCTGAGGTCACGCCGCCGACGGTCACGCGCTCCCCCGTGACGATCCGGTCAACGGTGAACGAGAAGCCCCCGAGCATCGTCCCGGTGTGCGGCTTCTGCGTGTTTGGATCGGGCCGTATCCAGGCGCTGGTGCCGATAACGCGGTACTGGCGTGGGAGGAAGATGCTCGATTCGTCGGAGTAGGGCGGAAAGAGATCGGCCATGAAACGCTTCCACGGGAAGCCACGCGGGTCGGTCTTGCGGCCGGGCGAGATGTCGAGATGCCGCACCACGAATGAGCGCGGGATGGCGTAGCGCTGCACCAACATGCGCGACAACGCGAGCGCGGCCGCGTACTGCGCCGGCGGATAGGGATCGATGCCGTCATTGCGATTTGCGAGTTCGATACCGATGCTCCGTCGTTGGATGTCCGTCTTATTCCAGCCAAGCCAGGCGCTTGCCCCCGCATGCCACGCGGCAAGCTCGGGCGGAACCAGTTCGTTCGTGTGCCCGCCGGGGGCGATCAGATAGTGCGCTGAAACGCGCTTACTCAGTGGCAGTTTGTTGTTGCACAGCCACGACAGCGCCGAACCGTAGCTGCCAGCCGTCGCATGCAGCACCAGCATGCCGATCGCATTGCCCGCGCGCGACGAGTAGTTTGGACTGCGCGTTGTGCGATCGAGATCGAGCATCAGCCCCACCCCCGCAGTCGAATATAGTCCGTGAGCAGCGCCACCAGCCGCCACGCCAGGCGCTCACCACGCGGGGCACGGCGGGGCGTCGGACGATTGGGGCGCTTCAGACGCGGTGGATTGTGGGGATGGAGGGTCATGGTGATGCGCCTGGCAACGAAAAACGCACGAACCGCCGGGCCGTGTGGCCCGCGTCGTGCGCTCGATTCATCCTAAAGCCTAATTGTGTCTACGTCAAGCCCTACACACTAAATAGCCCCTGTCTTGATCGCGCTACCATGCAGCGTAATAGACTGTTTATGGCTTCCTGATGCTGAATGTGGTATAATTAGAACACTTATACGAGTGGCCGGCGGCGCTGATACGCCCCGGCCGTTGTTCCACACAGGAGGTAGCTGCATGGACAGCAATAGTGTAGCACGAGTCGAGATCAAGCCGGGCGTGTTTGTGCTGGTGGACAGCGCGGATCTGCCAATAGTACGAGCAGGAGCGTGGATGCTGAAGAACGGGCGGGCCTATAGTTGTCGTGGATTTCTCCATAAGCTCATTCTCAGGGCATCCAAGGATGTATGGGTTGAGCATATCAATGGTGACAAGCTAGACAATCGACGCACCAACCTGCAATTGAAGCGCATTAACACCGAAGTCGCAGAAGAATCGCGCAAGGCCGAACGGGCACAGCGTTTTTGGGAGCAGGTAGCGCAAAGTAATCCAGATGCCTGCTGGGAATGGCAGGGTGGGCGGTACCCCACTGGCTACGGCAGAATGTACTGGACAGCAAAGGGCAACGCCTACACGCATCGCATTGCGTACGAACTAACCTACGGCGCAATCCCCGAAGGATTGTTTGTCTGCCATCACTGTGATAACCCGCCATGCTGTAACCCGGCACATCTTTTTGCTGGCACCGCCAAGGACAACTCACAGGATCGAGATCGAAAGGGGCGACATCGAGCGCCAGAAGTGGTACGCCAACTTGCGCGAGAGGGAAAACTCAAGGGTCGTGCAACAACCTTCAAACCAAAAGGCGAGCTAAATAATCGCGCCAAAATCACTCCCGATATTGTGCGCGCCATTCGACGGGCCGCAGCCAACGGCGAAGGCTCTGCGCGCGAAATAGGACTGCGCTACGGCCTCTCGCGCAATCACACAGCACACATCATCAACCGCTCCAAGTGGGCTCACATTGAATAGCCCTTGGGCAAAAGAAACACCCTGCTGCGCCACCACGCAGCAGAGTGTCGGCTCACTCGTCAAAGTGAGGGGTGATGAGCCGGACTCCCACCGGCTTCGCAGTTTCAGCCCTGCGTGGCATCAGGCGCAACAAGTCGTATTCCTCACCGCGATCCATTGCCACGGTCGCAGTCTACCGCCGGTTGGCTGTCAGTCGATCCGCGTGGCCTGCGTTGCCGACTTCGGCCCGATCCTGCCATGCAGGGTTGCGCGGCACCATCCTACCGCTATGTCGTAGGCATGTCAAGCGCAACCCCTTTACAGAGGTTGTACAATTCCTATGCCCCGCCTCCCTGCCCGTCGTGCGCTCAACACCGTGGCCGGGGCGCGGGGTCTCGTCTAGGCAAGCCACAGTAACCACCAGCGGCGCTTGCGTGGCGAGCTTGCCTTCTCGTGCGCCTTCCCGCTGAGTTTCGTCTGGTGACTCAAGCCAAATCCCATGTTCGTTGTTGCGCGTGTGCCTTTTGGCCCTTTCGTGAGCGTAGTACGGCCAACCTTGACACTCGTGCTTACGCCCTGCTTCCCGAGCCGAACCCGAACCCCGGCGACTTTGACGGACGGCGTGCGAAATTTGAATGGCATGGCGGTGTCTCCTGGTACGATGTGTAATGGCTGTACACCGCTACGATGCCGCGTCGGGGATTCGGTAAATGACAAACCCGAAACCTTTACCCGATGTTTACCAGATCGGGCGTTTCGCGCCGCGTTGATACGGCGTTTACGATAGTAATCACCTTGCACCGACCGCGCCGCCGGTGTCCTATACATCGTTGTATGACGTGCTCGTGGCTAGACACGAGCCTGGCAAAGTGGGCAACCGTATGTTTCTTCGGCTTCGTATCTACGCGGTCGCAAGCGTGTTTGTGATCGTTTCGCGCTGGTGCAACAGCCTTGCTGATGCTGAGCTGCGCCAACTCATCGGCACATTGCTTGTGGTGTCCAGTGTTGTGGTGCTGGAATGGACAGTACGCACTATCTGGCATGCTGCGGCACGCCACACAAAACGCCACCTACTCCGTACCCTTAGCGGCGAGTTGATGTCCCCTCATCGAGATGATCGAGGTATCCAAGCAACTGCGCGCTCGTCTCTAAATCCTCCGACACACTAAGCATTCGATACAAAAACACACGCCGCTGGGGATCGGTTTTTGCGGCCTGTACCCGCGCCCACAGCTCGAGATCTTCAGGATCGGTAGCTGGCGGAACTGCGGCGGCGCTCGCTTTTGCCAACAGAGCATTCAGTGTTAAACCGAGTGCCGTTGCGATTTTGTACAATATCGGATCGGTCGGTCGGTCGGTTTGCCCTCCGATGATGCGTGAGATCGTGGCCTTTGAAACCTTCGACTCACGCGCAAGATCGGCCTGCTCCCAACCCCGTGCCTTCATCTCAGCATCGATATATCGCCCCAGCGCCGTAGACATGCCGTTCCTTGTCTGTAACACTCTCACCGATGGTAACATGGATTGCTCCATTTGTCTACATTAGAGTACTTGACACAGCGCGTAGGCGGGTGTATACTGTTCCACATACGGATCGGTTGCACGCTAGGATCGAGGCAATGACCGAACAAAAGAAAATCCAGGTCACGGTACTTGAAGACACCAGCATTATCGATCGTATTGATGCGATGGCGCAGGCAGAAGGATTGCAGCGCGCCGATATTTTGCGACGTGCTATTCGATTGCTGGTGTTTGGCGTGTCCGTTCGTTCCACTGGCGGATCGGTTGCACTTCCGGATGAAACAACAGAACCAATCGCCGCCTGAAACACGACGAAGCCGCGCCGGTGCTGTGAACACCAGAGCGGCCCCTGGCCACCAGAGAAAGGGTGCTTCTCAGATGGATGAAGCCACTATAACACGATTCTGGTCCAAGGTTGATAAGTCGGGTGAGTGCTGGGTTTGGACGGGTGGTTCTTTTCACAGAGGATACGGCGCATTCAGGCTGAACGGAAAACAGGTCAAGGCACATCGGTTCTCGTATGAGATTACTCACAGTACTATCCCTTGTGGCTTGCTTGTTTGTCATAGGTGCGACAATCCGCCTTGTGTCAACCCGGCACACCTGTTCCTTGGAACGCCGAAAGACAATGCAAGGGACGCGCAAAGCAAGGGGAGGCTCGGCAGAAATCGCCGCCTTTCCTGGCTCACACCCGCAATCGCCGAGAACATCAAAACCCTTCACAAGAACAAGATTCCGATCACAGAACTGTCTAGACAGTATCAAGCAAGTGAAGCCTTGATTCTTGGCATCATTATCGGCACAGTCAATCCACGCTTGAACTTTCCCCAGACAGACGAACAGCCTGTCTGATTGTTCCGCGAAGCCCGGCAGCGCGCTGCCACGACCGGCGCGTTGCCTGGCCCACCAACGACGAAGCCCTCCCCCGCGTGGCGCGCAGGGAAGGGCAGAAGCCCACGAAGGAGTAAGCACCGTGAGCAAAGTCCATTGTAAAACAGCCCGGCGCTTTGCGCCAATCCACGACATCGACGGCGAGCGCATCACCCCCATTCGCACGGAGTTCGGCACGATGGAGTACGAAGCCAAGCTTGACGGCGCGCTGATTTGCTACGCCGAAACACCGGACGCGGCACGGATCGCTATCCGCGATGTCGTGGCAGACCGACGCAGCGACCTGGTAGCCGCGCTGGCAGACGAAGCGGCGGGGGTGTGCCATGCCTGAGTACTTCGTACTCTGCGGGATCGCCGCACCTGTGTTACTCATCGCCGTGGTGTTCCTTGCGCTCCTGTTTCTGGCCGAACGACGCAGCCACAAAGCAACGCTGAACGAACTGTACGAGACACAGGCGGTTCCCGAGTTCGCACACGGCATTCGTGAGGTGTCGGCGCACAACTACGCAAGCTTGTGGGATGAAACGGAGGCCGTGCGATGAACAAACTCCTCACCGCCATCGTCAACCGGCCCATGTCCCGCCCGATGGCGCACACGCACCCGCTGCACGGGGAAGCCGTGCGCGCCTACCACCTGATCTGTATCGCCGCCTACGGGGAGCGCGATTCGGAGCGTGCCCTGCGGCTGATACAGCGCGCCGCAGACCGCGAATCGCGGCGCTTCGTGAACAGGCCGTGTGACGTGTGCGGCAAGCCCGCACACCATCACTACTACATCGATGGCGCGATGCGCGCCGCGTGTCATGGGCATGACGCGGCGGTGCGACCCGCAGAAGGCGGTATGCGATGACCATCCTCTCCCCTGACTACGCCACCGACCTGCGTGCGTTCTACGCCGCGCTCGCTGCTGGCGATGACGACGCAGCCCGTGCGGCAATCGAGGCGCGGTTCGCGCACGTTACGCCGCCGGCTGTGCTCTCCGATGAGGCGTATCACACGGCGATGGCGCGTGAGTACGCTGAGATGGACATCCTCTCCGTCGATCTTCCCTCGCTCCACAAGGCCGTCTCCGAACTCCCTCTTCCTGTGCTCGGCACCGGCCCTGTGCCTGCGTGGGACCGATGCGACGTGGCCGGCTGCGAGAATGCGGCCGTCACGACGCATCAGTTCGCAGGCTCGCTGCATTACGCGGTGCAATTGTGTGCGGAGTGCGCGAAGGAGGCATCCAATGCTTCCTAACCGCTTCAGCCTTGGCAAGCGCGTGTTCACCGTCGCCGGCCGCGTCATCCTCAGCCGCTACGACTGCGCTAGCGCCACCACGGCGCGCAAGGCAGTCCAGGCGCGGCGGAGAAGTCGGGGGTGGTGGCGATGAACCGCACCTGCACCTACTGCGGCACACTCCATCAGCCGGTCACGGCCAACAACAACGGCGAGCCGGTCTGCGCCGTCTGCGCCACGGCACTCCTTCGGCTGTGTCCGACGCCGCTCTTTACGGCAGAGCACGCCGCGTTGCTCGTCTGGCCGCGTGTGCAGCCGACTGAGCGGAAGGAGGCACGTGATGCCACCAACGCCCGCTGAGTACGCCCAGCTTGACTTCGAGGCACGCGGCGCAGTCATCGCCGCCATGAGCGCTGCCGAAGCGCGCCAGTACGCGATTCGCTATACCGCCTATCTTTCGGAGCTTGGCGGCGTGCCGGTGAACGCTGCTGACGTGCTGGCGCAGATGTTTGTTTGTGCTGTCGGTTGGCGCGGCGCACACCAGATGGAGGCGGCATGAGCAATCCCTGTAGCCCACCCGAACACATCGAACTGCTCGGACGCGACGGCGGCGACACGTTTTATGCGAGCGGCCAGGAAGTGTATCGCTATGACGGACGCTATTACCGCTGGTTTAGCGGGCTCAGCGCGTGGCCGAGAACCTCCACCGCACAGCGCATCGAGCGCCGCCACGAAACGGCAGCCGCAGCGCGTGCAGCACAGCAGCGGGTCAAGGACGCCATCGAACGCGAGCGACAGCACAACCGGCGGCGGTAGCTCGACCGAGGGCGGGGCACCACGC